TTTTTCTATCCTCTGGTAATTGTATATGTTCTTTTTTAGGTTTCTTACCAGTAACGACATATGGTTTGATACTTTTGTATTGTTCAAAGAATGGTTCTAAGTCTACAACCAAATCTTTTATGACACTCATATGTGGTAGTGGATAGATGTTGTATTCTTTCTTATCAATAGGTGTTAAACACGCAAGTGTATTTGTACCATTGATGTTCATAGAACAACTACCACAAATACCCTCTCTACAACTTCTTCTAAATGTAAGTGTGGGGTCTACATTGTTTTTAATGTGCATAATCGCATCTAACAACATAGGCCCCATTTTTGATTTATCTAAATGATAAGTGTCAATACTAGGATTATTTCCACTTTCACGATTCCAACGATAAATGTTTACAACTAAATTCTTTTTAGTTCCAAACGATTTACCTTTCACTATTTTTGAATTATTAGGTAGTCCAAACATATTATTTTTTTGGTTTATAACCCCATCTGTTCTCAGACATATCCCATACACCTTTCATAGCTTTAGGTATACTGATTAACATTTTATTAAATTTTATTATGTTCTTTGTAATTTGCATAACATTCTCCTTATAGTTACAATTTGAACATTACGCCCTTTTAACTGATGGACTATCAGCCACTTTTGAACCATGTGATATGGTAATATTATTTATATGTTATCAATCCCACAATCCTAAAAATATGGAAATGACAAAAAGTATAAAAAGTAATACTGGTACATATTCCATATTAATCCCTCCACATAAGAGAAATAATAAGACCTATGAAAAGTAAAGAAATTAATCCCATTGTATATCATACAATGTGTATCTTAACTCTTTAATTCTCTTTTCATAGGCCTCTTCTGTTTTAAACCATTCTAATATTTGTCCACTACCGAATTTCGGTATCTGAATTTCCACAAACCAAGTATTCACATCTTGGTCATATCCGTGAAAAATGTCAAACGATTCTATGGGTTTTTGTCCCTTTAATCTCTGTCTTGGCATTTTTCACATCTACAATACTTACAAACTTCTATTTCATTCCCACTTCTGTCTATGTCATCTATATATCGTGTTCCACAATGCGAATCGTGTCCACAATTAGAACAGAATGAACTACTAATCATCACAACTGCACTTTCTTTTATAATCTTTGATTGCAGACTTGACAGCATCTTCAGCAAGAACTGAACAATGTATCTTAACTGGGGGAAGTGCAAGTTCGGTTGCAATCTCTGTATTTTTAATTGATTGTGCTTCGTCAATGTGTGCTCCTTTCAGCCACTCAGTAACTAGTGAACTACTGGCTATTGCAGAACCACATCCAAATGTTTTAAATTTTGCGTCTGTTATTTTACCTTTGTCATCAACCTCTATTTGAAGTTTCATAACATCACCACACGCAGGCGCCCCTACTAAACCAGTGCCGACATTTTTCTTAGTCTTATCTAATGACCCAACATTTCTTGGGTTCTCATAATGGTCTATTAATTGTTTACTGTACGCCATTTAAAACTCCTACAATAGTTTGTTGCATATATATTTATGGTTTTCTCTTCTCTGTAATACTATTTTGACAAGGATAACCTATGCTTGTTGTAACAACAACGGTTTCTTTATCACTACACTCATAAAAACACTTTCTCTCTTCTTCTTTTCTACTTCTATCTATTTTCTCATCATATATCCTACAAAATACATAATATTCTTTTTTCTCTCCATAGTATCTACCTTTACTATGGTCAATTTTTGCGAAATGACTAATTCTGTGATTACAATCTTTAGTGTGTATATGCTCTACTGCATTACCTTTTGATACTGAAATCGCAATAGCAAAACATATAATTAAAAATAATACTGTTGTCATAACGACTCTAAACAGTATTGCAGATAAATATTTTTTCATTCTACAGCTCCTAATTTACTTTTACCAAATGTTATGTCTGGAAACACAACCATAAGAGTGAACCAAAAAATTGCGTGTAATAAAACATAGATAGTTGTTTTAAACACTAAAAGACTCTCCACACCCACAACTTGATTTTGTCAATGGATTATTAATTTTTAGAAAACTACCCATAATCTCTTGTACATAATCTATTTCACTACCCATAATATACATCTCTGCAACTTTATCTACTGCAAGTGATACCTCATCCTTTATATGAAATATGGTGTGTCCTTTATCAGGCTCGTCTATATAATCCCACTTGTAACTAAATCCAGCACAACCACCACCACTTACACCAAAAGATACGAACCTCTTATCGTTCTTTTTTGCAATGTCGTACAAGTATTTTTTTGCGTTTTCTGTTATGGTTATCATTTAAATATTTATTAATTTTAAGTCAATCAAAATTTCTATTAGGTGTAGAAATATCTCAAATACTAATAGTATTAATATGACTTTTATTATTGGTGCATAGTAAGTAAGTTTCATTCATAATACTCCATAGTAACACCATTTTTAGTTTTTGTAATCTTTCTTGCAGTACCATCACCGATTGGTTCTTCTTTGACAAGTATCTTATTCTTTCTTTGTTTTCGCAACAACTTATCTTTGATTCTTTTTCTTTTATTTAAAACATCTCTAATCGTTATATTTGCAGCTACGACTAGAAGAACTGCAAGTGGGTCAAATACAAATACTAAAATTAATATAACCCACCTAACTGCATTTTCTAAAAATGTAAGTGCATTATCACCATATAATAATGCAGAGATATATTTTAGTGGGCCGACCTCAACCTCAAAGTTCTTAATCTCTAGTTCATACTCTGACTTCTCATCTAGATACACATCTATTTTATCTTGTGATTTGTTAACCATATTGGTTAGTTTTATTCGTTCTTCTTCTTGACTAATTCTTCTATCTAAACCTTTTGATACTGCACCTAATTCTACATATCTCTCTAGTGCCTTATCTAGGTTTTCTAGTTGTCTTTCTGCTCTGTCTATTGTTTTTTGTTCTGATGCAATCCTACTGTTTACTCTATCAAGTTTTACCGTTACTTGAGAAGTATTTGTACCAGCATCAATATGTGATTTAGATAGGTAACCAAATATACCCATTGAAGTAATAAACATTAATATTACTACTGCACTTGTCAGATAATATTTTAGAACTTTGGGAACGGTTTTCCAGTTTTGATATAACCAAGATGCAGTAACAAGTTTACCTATCTCTAGGACAACTCCCATTACTGCAATAGAAAATGCAGCTGCAGAGAATATCGCCATTAAACCAACGATACTATAATAAGCTGCAACTGCACTAATACATAGTGCAACTAAAAGTGTTACTAATCCAAAGAACATAATTTTTGATACTTCTCAGTTACGAGCAATTTAGTCTTTAACCAAAACTCTTTCATATCTAAATCTTGACAATCTCTCAATGCAGTATCGCAATTATTGATTAGTCTTTGATACCTAGTCTTTATCTTTTCTATGTGGGTCATTTTCGCAAACTTGTCTGAATAAAACATAGTTCTCACCTACTGGTGGATTCAAAGTTATTGCTGGGTTCTTAATGTCGGTTTGTTTACCAACATATTTCCATTCACAAGGCCCATACAACCTTTCCATTTTATTCTTATGTGCAAAAAACTCTGCATTGTCCATAATGAACATATTTAACATAAAGGAGAAAATCCCTCCAATAATTGTTTCTATTCCCATTTTAATATCCTATGATGTTGTTGTTTCTAAGAGGTTTACCTTCTTTATAATCTGTTTTTAGATAATCAATCATTTGTTCTAAAACAAATTGTTGGTCTTCACTTCCATATTCCAATGTATCTTCGTGGATTTCTTGCATCCAACTCAGTAATTGTTTATGTGTAATCATATTCTTGTGCCCTCTCTCCTTAATAATATATCTTGTAAAGTCTCTTCGTCTATTCTATAATCATATTCATATTTATATGTATCTTCTAATGATGGTGTACACTCAAAGAATAAGTCAATCGTATTACCAAAAAAGTTAATAGAAACATCATCTTGTTTTTCTAATTCAATATGACAATCAACTTCACTCATTTGTTTTCTTTCTACTTGTATTTCTTGGTGTTCACCATTAGGAAAATTAAATAGGATAGTTATTAATAATGTAAACTCTTTCATATCAGTATTTTATCAGACTTGTCTTGATTTGTCAACCCCCATAAAGTGTAAATATGTACTCATAATAAATTTAGGTTCTTTCTTTGGCATCTCACCCTCGTGTGGAAACATCCACATTGGTGGGAATACAACTACACTACCTTTTTCTGCTGGCACATATGTCTTTTCAAATTTAGTACCAGCTTCACTTGTATTTAAATAAAACAACAATGCAAGAAACCTTGTACAATTTTGTATATTACCAGCATCAGTATGCCAAGGAAAACTACCTTTATTAGGTTCATATCTTTTTATCCTAAACCCCTCTAATGCAAAAGGTTCTGGGTGTTGATTTGTTTTATCGTGCAACTCAAAGTAATGGTCTGTAACTTTATAAACTATATCTTTCATATAGTTTGTAAGTTTATGTTGGGTATCTATTTCTACTTGTGTGAAATTACCATAATCAATAGGTTCATATGATTCATAATATTTCATCAAGTCATTTACCAAATCGTCTGGTAAAATGTTCTTGTATAGTTGTATCATTATATTATTCTACCACCTTTAATTCTACAACCCTCTCTAGGGCCTGCAACAATCTTTCTAGTTACTGGTACACTTTCGTATTCACCAACAAAGTCGCCAGGAAACTCACCAGTTTCCAAATATGTATTTAACCACCTAATATATGCTCGTGCATTAAGTGCTCTAGAATTCTCTAATTGTTTCTGTTTGTTATCAGAACCACTTCTTCGTGCATTTTTCTCAGCACCAGAAGCAATATCTTTTTGTGTCTTAATCCATTGTCTAACATTTTTCATAGACATAAATGCATCATCTGGAAGTGCAAGAACTTTCGGTGAAATGTTTTTATATTGTGGTGGATTTTCTTTTAGTCGTTTTTCTCTTGCAAGTGCAAGTCGTTCAATCGCAGCCTGTCGTTGTTCTTCAGACATCTTTCGTTTTGCCATTATACCTCACTAATTATAATTATTATTGTTTACATACTAACATAGAAAATTATATTTGTCAACCCTTTGACAATTTTTTCATTCTTAACTGATTATCAATCCATTGTTTCGCAATGTAATTATTGACCTTTTTGGTTACAAGTTTTCTAATTGATTTAAATACTCTATTAAATACATTTTCTTTTGCATTATTGTTATCAACAACAATAAAGTTTTTACTACCAAATAAATTCTGAAACTTACCTATGTTTGATTGTACATTGTTCCAATATGTTTTGACAATATCTAATGGTAGTTTTCTATCTCTTTTATCATTTCTTTCTATCGCAGTATCTAGTGAAGTATTAACAAATATCATATAAGTATCATATCCTAATTGTTGCAATAGTTTTTTTTGTGTTTCTATTTTACCATATTCTGCACCAGTACCATCTATAATCATACCAAGTCTACCAGCAACAAAATTCTTTTGCATTTTAGATGTAACTTCTTTTGCTCTTTTTCTTATGACATCTCTTTCAAGAGTTTTCTCTGGGGTCATATCTCTAAAGTCTAAATCAAAGTCTGCATCTTTAAGTAGTTTTTCAAATGCAGTATCAGAGTTCACAACTTTCATACCGAGCCCACCAGTGGTCTTTCTCACTACAAAAGATTTACCACTACCAGGCCCGCCTGCTAGAAAAAATGCTTTGAATATGTTAGGGTCATATACACCCTCTTGTAATTGGTCAAATGTCTTCACGCTGTTCTTCTTCCTAAAAACTTTCTCGTTCTTGCGAGGTAGAGTTTACTCACCTCCGTTGTTAAGTCATTCACTTCATTATTTAGGTATCGTTCTTGTTTCTGAAAATTTAGTGTTCTTAACTTACGAGTTTGTTTATTAGTCATTTTACTTCCTTTAAATTAACCTCTTAGGGTTAGGTGGTAGATTATTTGAGTAAGGTTTAGTTACACTATCTTTAATAACTGTCGCTTGTATCGTATGTTTTTTTGGATTATTAAAATCAAAAGTGTGTCTTAACCTTGTTATAATATATCTACCAGTTAATCTTTCATCATAAAAATCTTCATCTTCATTGTCAACATCAGTTTTTGCTTTATATACATTCAATCTTATTATATCTGAAGCTTGTATTGATAAATTACCTACCATATCAATAGTCATACCCATTCTATCTAAGAACGCTAACTTATGATTTCTAGTCAATAAATGGTCACTTATTGAAGATTCTTCAAATGGATATATTGTATTGGGATAAGGATTAATATTGTGAACTGAACCTTTAGGAGTATTAAATCCAGATGTAGATTGTAAACTTAAATATGAATCGTGAAAATCTTCTACTGTTTTTCCATCTTCATCAACTGAACTTGATATCGGAAATACTGGAAATCCAGTTTCACCAATACTATTTTCTATATCATTTTTTTTGGAAAACGCATCAGAGTATCTAAACTTTAAATCGTGGTAGGTTTTGTTATATATGTCGTGTAATAACATTCTTGAAGAATACATTCCATTCATTGTGTTTAATAGTACACTATTACTTATTAAGTTATCGTTTTCTACTTGTCCTAATTGTCTAACAATGTTTGCTTCTAGTTGGGATGATTTAGATGGTTTGTTATCATAAGTATCTGATGCACCTAATGTAAATGTTGTTTTAGTATTTTGTCTATTAATCATATCAAAAGATAAAAAATGTAAACCTTTTGTTGTTTCAAAAAACACAAATGGTGAGTCTTTTTTTGTCTTAGCTCTTTGTGCAATCATCTGAATTGCAGTTAAAGGTCGCAAATTAGGTATAACAATTCTTTCTAAACCAACACTATCATCAGTTAAAAATCTTTTATCACTACCTAAAAATTGTTTTTCTTTTACTAATCTACGAACTATCTCTGACATATTACCAGAGAAACTTTGAGATATTCTAGTTCTAGAATTTCTCATATATTCCCTAGATGCAAGGGTTAAAGTTACAATTCTACCTTGTCCCTCACTTGTTTGTCTTACTGATGTTACTATTAATGGGTCTTTTGTGAAATCTAATGAAACATCTTCAGTAGATGGAGTAATTAATTTCAAGTAACAGTATTCATTACCAACAATACCATTTTGCAAAACTAAATCATTTGTATCTGAGAAAGTTATATTTGCAGTTAAAAAACCTTGCATTATATCTTCATATACACTTACAATACTTAACACACCATCAAGGTCTACATCAACTCCGTGATGTGTTTTTAAAACACACTCTTCAACTTCAAATGAACCACTATAATTATAATTGTCTTGTGCCATTAATTTTCACTTTGTAATAAGGTTCTTAATTCTTTCCTAATTTGGTTAACAAATTCTTTTCTAACTAATCTTATTTTACTATATTCGGTTTGTAAATTTTCTTCATACTCTCTATTTGTTACTGCACTCACAGTATCACCACTATGTCCAGTAGAATCTAAACCTATGTTTATTGTTATGTTTGTATCACCAGACTTTTGACTTATTTCAAAATGGTGAGTATCAAGTGGATTTGCATATTTTTCACTTAAATATTCTTCAAATGCTCTAACACTCATAGGCCATTGATGAAATCTATCAATTATATTATTTGCATATAATACTAACCAATGCAATTCTGCACTACCATAAAAATCAAATGCAACATCTTCTGGTTTTTCGCCTGGTTTGACTTGATAAAAATCATATAATAAAATATTGTCTTTTACTAAATCATTTATCTTAACTCTTCTTAAAATATGAGTAAATAGTTTTGGATTACCATCACCAACTACATCATATGTTAATGTTTCAAAGTTTTGAAAGTATGCCATTAAAAACCCCTTGCAAGTACATTATTCTGTGTAACTATTTCTAGTTCTTTAAATTGAAGTGTCATTTCTGTTTGTACTGGTGGAGCCTTCATACCATCTGGTGCTCCTGCTTCTGCCATAGATGGGTCAAATGTTTGATATCTGTCACCACCATATTTTACATTCATATTTTCTAATACACAAGTTGATATCTTATTGATGTATTCATTTTCTTTACCATCACTCATCATATATTTAATATCAAAAACATCTGGAGTAACGAATGTTCTTGATGTTGTTACATCACCAGCAATTTCTGGTAACATATGAAATTTAAATCTTCTTATAATATTATAAACTGCTTTTGCTTCTTGATAACTTTTTGGTAAAAATTTAAAATTAAATGTAAAACTTCTTTTTGCTAAACCAGAAAATATCAATTCTAATCTATTGTTAACTGCTTTACCAGACCTACCAAATAATATTGCTTTAAAACCAGGCGCCATAGTATTTATTGTTCCAATCGCAGCCTTTTCTACTAAACCACTTTTCATAGTTGTGTCAAATGCTTCACCAATTTTTTCAGCAATATCACCATCCGTTCCTACAAATGTATCTACTGCACCAGCAGCAGTTTTTGCACCAAGTCCTATTTCTGAATCTGTATAATTTGGTGCATATGTAACCTCAACAGTTGGTGGCATAAACAATTTTATTAAACTTTGTAATCTAGTTGTGGGTGCTCTTGCAAATGTTTGGTTTCTAATTCTTGCACCTTGTTTTTGAACTCTCTTAACTTCTGCTGTGCCACTAATAAATGGATTAAGACCTAACTCTTGTGCAGCTCTACTTGAATTTCCCTCTGAGAGTGTTGACTGTGCTTTTTGTGATAATGCTGGAACTAAAGTAAACACAGAACCATTTTTACTTACAACAACATCTCTTGCAACAGCAGAATTATCAATTAGTGAACTAATACCAACAACCTCATCAGCAGTTGCTTTAGGTAATTCACCAAATTTAATTGCACCTACATCTTGTTCTAATATCTCAAATTGAATATGATGTCCAGCTGGTGTCCTACCACCATCATTACCAGCATTTAATGGATATTGTAAAATCTCTTGATTGAATTTACTTTTTCGTGTGTTTTGGTCAAGACTCACTCTTTGTTTAAATGGGTCTGCATCAAAATCATTTGTCAAGTCCTCAGTTGAGGGTTTTCCCATTGCAATGTCTCTATAATTAACCATATAAATATTCCTATGAGTTATAGTGGTCGTTACATTCCCTCTAACATAAAAAAGTATAAAGGTAATCCTACTACTATTTATTACAGAAGTTTGTGGGAACGCAAATTTATGGTATATTGTGATAAAAATCCTAGAGTTTTAGAGTGGGGGTCAGAAGAACTAATAATACCTTATCGTTTACCCACAGACGGTAGAATCCACCGATATTTTCCAGATTTCTATGTAAAAGTTAAGAGAGCAGATGGTAAACTAAGAAAAATGATTATAGAAGTTAAACCTAAAAAATATACTGTTGAACCTAAAATACCTAAAAGAAAAACTAAATCATTTGTAAGAGAAGTTTACGAGTGGGGAAAGAACACTGCAAAGTGGAAAGCTGCAAGAGAATTTTGTAGGGATAGAAATATGGATTTTGTAATATTGACCGAAGACCACCTCAATCCCAGTTATAAATATAATAAATGAGTATATTTGACGAAATATCAAAGTTAAGGAAAAGTGGTAAAGAACCATATCAATGGTATCGTAATCGCATAAAAGAACTTGGTACACCATCTCAAGCACAACTCATAAGAGATGGAAAAATAACTGGTAGAGTCAATTTTGGTGCGTTGAATATGTTTATATACGACCCTAAATTGAAAAACAAATTACCATATTATGATACATTTCCATTGGTATTACCAATAGAAAATTATAGAGATGGATTTTTAGGAATTAATTTTCACTATTTACCATACGCACTTAGAGCTAGATTACTAAGTCGTTTAGACCCAAATGCAAATTATAGTGCGTTAAAGAATGTAAGACTTGTGAAACCAACTTTGAAAAGATACTTAAATAGTAATGTTAGAAGTAGATTTAGAAAATTAGAAGAAGAAGATTTTATGACTGCAATTATGTTACCAGTACAAAGATTTAAAAAATCATCTGAAAGTAAAGTGTGGTCAGATAGTAGGAAAGTAATCTAATGGTATTTTCATTAAGAGATTTTAAAAGTTCTTTGTATGGTAGAGAACAAGCACAACAAAATAGATTTGAGATATTTTTAAAGTGTAAATTATTTACTGGTGAGAGTAATCGTTATGTCAGTTTAAGAGCAGAAAATTTACAGTTTCCAGGCAGGACAATCCGTTCTGCACCAGACGATAACATATATGGCCCACCAAGAGAACTACCTCAAGGTGTTGGTCAATATGCAACATTACAAGCAACATTTTTATGTAATGCAGATATGTCTGAGAAAAGATTCTTTGAGATGTGGATGAAAAACATCTACAATCCATTAAACCATAATTTAAATTATTACAATAATTACATAGGTGAATTAGATATTTTTCAAATGGGTAAAGGTAGTAATACAGTTATACCATTTAATTTTCTTGCATTTACTGGTGCAAAAGAAGAAAAGACAAGTTACGGTGTTTCAGTAAAAGAGGTTTGGCCTAAATCTATTGCACCTCAAGATTTGAACCAAGCATCTACTGAATTACAGAGAGTGACCGTTGAACTCGCATATAGAGAGTGGCATACTATCAAAGAAGAAGGTGTTGATGATAGTCTTGCAGATAAGAGTTTAAGGTTGAGAGGGTCAGATATATATATTGGGGATGATTCCAGATACAGTATCATAAGTCCTAAAGGTGTTCTTTATGATATTCTTGGTAAGTCTGGTGCATCACCAACTGCGATTGCAACTGCTGGTTCAGCCGCAGATATAATTACTGGTGGTGTTGGTAATACTATCGGTAAATTTGTTAGATAAAGGAGTACATTATGGCTTTGCCTAAATTTGAAGTGTCAACTTATGACATAAAACTACCAATTTCTCAACTAGATGTTAAGTATAGACCATACTTAGTAAAAGAGGAAAAGAATCTTATGATTGCCAATGAAACTGGTGAACAGAAAGATGTAATTAATGCAGTGAAAAATCTGATAGATAATTGCACAAACAATACATTAAAAAGTGGTGTAATACCTATGGCAGATTTAGAATATTTATTTGTAAATATTCGTGCGAAATCATCTGGTGAAATGACTAAAGTTTCTATTAAGTGTCCAGATGAAGATAATACATATGTTACAAAAGAAATTAATCTAACTGAGTTAACGATTGATAAACCATTACCAGATAGTAATTTAGTTAGATTAGATGATAAAATTGCAATAGAATTTAGATATCCTTCTATTGATGATTTATCACATTTAAAAGATTTTAAAAATCCTACTATGGAAGATTTATTTAAAATTATTGTTAATTGTGTGCATAGAGTCATAGATGGTGAAAAAGTTTACGAAAAAGCAGACTTTAATGAAAAAGAATCTAAAGATTTTGTTGAAAGTTTATCATCAAACCAATTTAATAAAGTAAGAGAATTCTTTGATAATATACCAAAATTATACAAAGATGTAGAAGTTAATAATCCAAACACAAATGTTTCTTCAAAAGTTAGACTGGAGGGTTTGAATAGTTTTTTTACATAGCTCTTTCTCACGATACTCTTGAGAACCATTTTAAAACAAACTTTTCGTTTATGCAACATCATAAATATAGTTTGACAGAGTTAGAAAATATGGTGCCTTGGGAAAGAGAAATATATGTAGGATTGTTAAACGAACATATAAGAGAGGAAAATGAACGACTTAAACAACAACAACAAAATAACTAAAACAGTTGACCCAGAGGTCGCTAGAAAAGACTTGAATGGTGATGGACACATCACTCAAGAAGAATTGGAGATGGATTTGGAATTTAAAAGAAAAGAATTAGAAGATGCAGATGCCCGTAGAGATGCAATGAGAACTATGACTTGGTTCGCATTGTTGGGTATGTTGTTTTATCCTAGTGGTATTTTAATTACTTCAATGTTAGAACAAGAAACAGCTGCAAAATTAATCGCCGATATTGCACCAACATATTTCGTTGCAATCTCAGCATTAGTCGCCGCATATTTCGGTGCAAATGCATATGCAGATAAGAAGAAAAAATAATGGCTGACATTACTTCAAGAGACTTTCAAGAACTTATCAAAAGACAAAAAGAAACTACTGATAGTCTACAAACTATTATTGAACAAAATGAGAAAGCAGGCACTCCTACTGAAAGATTTTTAGATAATGCTGCTGAAATTTTAAATGATAGTAGACTTGCAGCTGTTAGAGAAAGATTTGATAAAAAAGAAGGTACGACAGAAGTTGACGAAAGAGTTGAAGAGGTTAATCAAACATTAAAAGACTCACAAGTATTAAGCATACAACAAATTACTTTACAAAAAAGAGAACAAGAAATTGCTGATAGATATGACCAAAGATTTGTAGATGTTGAAAAAGCAATAAAATCTGGTGAAGTGAGTGAAAAAAAAGGTGTTAAACAAAGAATAGAAATTGCAAAAGCACAAAAAAAAGAAACTAAAGATTTAGCTCAGGCACTAACTGAAAGTAAAGAAGATAAAAAAGATAGAAATAAAATGTTTGCAAATCTTGTAAAAGGTATTAAAAGTCTACCTGGCAAATTTTTAGATTTCTTTACAGCACCAGTGGGAACAACAATCAAAAGTATATTCGCAATTATAAAAAATATATTTACTGGTGGTCTTTTACTTACTGCGTTATTTTTATTACAAAAATTTATTGATAGTGATATGTGGCCTAAATTCATTGAGGGATTGAAAAAAACTATCCGTACAACGATAGAATTAACTAAAGCATTTTTTGGTTATATTGAGGAGTTGTACACACTATTTAAAGAAGAGGGTTTTGGTGCTGTTGTAAAAAAATTATTTACTGATACATCTGAAGCTTTAGGTGATTTCAAAAAAACATTTTTAATTGGTTTAGGTATTGCAGTCGCTGCATTTGGAGCTGCAATATATTTTGCGATAAAAACTGCAACAAGTATGGTCAGAGGTGTTGCTAATATGTTGCCAGGAAGGACTGGTGCTGCTGGTGCTGGAAAGACACCAAAAACATCAGTAAAACCAGGCGACCCAGTAAGAAGTAAAAGTGGTAAAATGATGGTTGCTGGTGAAGATGGAAAACCAACAACAAGAGAATTTAAAGGTAATAAACTTCAAAAAATTAAAAAATTTGCTGGAAGAGCAGGTATTGTAGGTACTGCTATTACTGGTGGTCTTGCTCTTTTGGATGTAAAAGACCTAATGAAAGCAAAAGAAGAAGGTGATAAAGAGGCAGAGTCTATTGCAAAACAAAGTCTAACATCTACTGGTGGTGCGTTAGGAGGGGCTGCAGTAGGAGCCGCAGTTGGTTCTTTTGTTCCTATTATTGGAACAGGCATAGGTGCGATAGTTGGTGGTATAATCGGTGGTCTTGGTGGTGATATGGCAGCAGATAAATTATTTAAAACTGATACTCAAACTAATAAAGAAATTTCTGAAAAAAATCAAAAATTACAAGAAGAAGCAGAGGCAAGAATAAAAAAATTAGATTTAATGCTTGAAAAAGGTACAATAACTAAAGAAGAACACATTAAAAGAGCAAATGAAATATCTAAAGAGGCTGCAGAACAAATAAAAAAAAATAACAAAGAATTAATTGTTGAAACACAAAAAAATAGTTTGAAACAAGAGAAAAAAACAAATGAAATGATTGCATTACTAGAAGAAAATAATAAATTACTTGCACAAGAAAAAAATAGAACTGCATCATTTATGATGGCTGGTGGTAATACTAATATTACAACTAATCCAACTGAACAGAATATAGTTGTGGACACAAAAATTACAGATAGTTTTCACTCACAAGTTTTAAGACAACAATATGGTTAATTTTCTGGTATCTTTCTGGTACTGATTCCTCTACACATATGAACAGGCACTTTCTGACCATCTATCTCTTCATACTTTACTAATATCATTTCACTTTTCCACATTACCACTGGACTTTTATAGGGCATTGCGTGTCTCCACCTAGATTTTACTCTAGGCCAACGAGTCCATTTAAACTTTTTCATATTGTTGTTATGAAATCAATGAAGGTTAGTAATGCAGACAATATTATAACTAACAAGTAAATCCAGAACCAGTGACTTCTCATCAACTTGAGAGGTAAATCTTCTAATTTCATTCTAATACTCCTATGGACTTCAATGGTAAAGGTTTACCAAGATTATCACATACAAGTTCACCATCAATAGAACCAGTCATTATACCTTTTCCACCATTATTAGTAAAACGAACTGGTTTAACTTCTTTACCATTTAACATTCTTCTACGATTTTGTAACTTTTCCTTCGCAAGTCTATTTCTATTTCTACCAACCATTTACTGTCCCATAGCTTTCCATATCACATAAAATACTACCCATAATGAACATAGTGAACCTACACCCACCATTACCCACATAATCATTTGTTCTCTTTCTCTCTTTTTCTTTGCAATCGCTTCTCTTCTTTTCTTTCTAATGTCTGCCTGAATTCTTAATACTTCATTCCATGCATCAGGGCCGTGAGATAAGTTAATAAATGTTCTTAACTCCTCTTCCATTGCTTTTACTTTTTTCTGATGTGCAAAGACTTCAAGTGCTTCTTCTTCCACACTCATACCTTTTGTTTTTGCACTTTTTACTTCTGTATTGATTTTTTCACACGAGGTCATCCATCTACCGATATCTCCGTACATAGATTCTACATCTCTGCCGACTTCAAAACCTTTTTTAATTGCGTTGAAAGCAGCTGTTGCCATACCAAATGCTGAAATTGGGTCTACCATTTGCCTCTCCTACTACTATTTATAAAAAACTGTGTGGATAAAAAAAAGGGTGTCACAATAAAGTAACACCCTTAAATAAGGAGAAACAAAGGAAGTTCTTAGGCTTCTTTTGCAAGTTTCTGAAAGTAATCTAAACTATCATCACTCTCAGTAGAAGTTGTTTTGACAACATTATCTACATAAGATTTGTCATCTCCGTCAACTTCTGTCTTAGGAAGTTCTACATCTTCGGCAGAACTTGTTGTTGATTGAGTTCCACTTAGAACATCGTCAAGACGATTTTTGAGTTCATCATAAGTCTTAAAGTTAGATGGTGCAGTAAACTCTTTTAAAGAGTATTCTGTCTTCCAAACCTTATCTAATTCGGAATCATCTTCGTTTAATTTTGATGGACTATCAAACTCTGACTTGTCGTAGTTCCAATATCCGTCAACCTTTCTGATTTTCAATTTGAAGTTTGCACCTTCCCAGAAATCAAATGGATTTACTGGAGTTTCATCTTCAAACTGAGGTTGCAAAGCTTCCATCAATTTATCATAAATCTTCTTACCATATCTGAATAAGAAAACTTTACCTTCATTTTCTGGGTGCTTTGGGTCAGACACTACATATATGTTTGAGTAGTATTGTAGTTTTCTCTTTTGTTTTCTAGCGATTTCTTTATCACTTTCAACACCAGAGTTCCACAGTTTAGAATTATATTCTGAAACTGGGTCTTTTTGATTTAGTGTAGTTAATGAGTTTTCAATGTACCACTTACCAGTTGGCCCTTGAAATGCGTGATTCCAAAGTTTTGCCCAAGGCATATCTTCACCATCTGGTGCAGGCAGAAAACGAATAACTGCATAACCATTACCAGACTTATCTAGTTCTGGTTTCCACAATCTCTCGTC